GGAAACGAGCTGACTTTGAAAAGCGTTACCGTGAGGCGCAGTACAGGGCGGCAACATACACGGTTCACGGCTGGCGACAGAGTGATGGAAGCTTGTGGAAGGTCAATTCACTTGTTAGTGTCTCGGATACACTGTTGTCGAATGATGGAAAGTTATTGGTGACTTCGTTGTCTTTCACTTTGTCGGCGCAGGGAATGTTAACGACCTTAAAGTTGGTTCCGCCTGACGGGTATCAGCGAGAAGGCGCAGCTAAGTCGACGGAGAAGTCTTCGGATAACCCCTGGAATGGAGTCGTTAAATGAAAAGTCTTCTGGTTGTCGGTTTTGCCTTGCTTGCTTTTATGCCCTCGGCTGACGCCAAAATAGTATGTGAGCCTGGTTACTCAATGGGTGAGTATCAACCATGCCTTAAGGCTCACTTTGAGCCTGGCGCTCCCGAAGGTCGGCGTCCAGTTGACGAACGTCGCGTCGGTCAAGTCGAAAAGGTTCATAAGAATCTTGATGGGTCCGTTACCGTTTGGCGTCATGGCTCGTCCGACACCGAAGTCTGGACTCAAGTCGACAAAGACACATGGGAACGTAAAAACTGACCTTCCAGTCAACAAAGCAATTGAGCGATCGTAGCAATACGGTCGCTTTTCTTTTATGGGCAGACTTTCTGATTTCTTCGCTCGCGGCGTCATGACGCTTGCCGACGGTGCAAAAAAGATGCGCTCGGTGCAGGTGAGGCTTCTGGCCGACGAAGTGCGCGATGACCTCGAGCACGTCGAGCCTTACGGCTTTACGTCGGAGCCGCACCCTGAAGCTGAAGCGTTCGCGCTCTTCTTTGATGGCGATCGATCTCATGGCATCGTTTTCACGATTGCTGATCGACGCTATCGGCTGAAGCCGCTCAAGACTGGCGAGGTGGCGATCTTTGACGATCTCGGCCAGAAGGTCCATCTCACGCGAGACGGCCTCGAGGTCTACACGCCCGGTTGGCTGCATGCCAGGGTCGACAAGGACGCAGAGATTACCGTCGGCGGCAATGTCACCGAAAGCGTAGGAGGTGACGTTTCTGCGACTGTTACCGGCAACGTCACAGTCAAGGCCTCGGCCGTTACGATCGACTCTGCTTCGCTTCACGTCACTGGCGCGACAACGATTGACAAGAGCCTGACTGTTCTCGGCGGCCTCGCTGTGAGCGGCGGCTCTGGCGCAAGCGTCACAGGCTCCCTCACGACAACGGGCGACGTTACCGCAGGCGGCATCTCGCTCATGTCTCATGTGCACACTGAGCAAGGCGACGGCGCAAACACTTCCGCTCCAAAGTGAGGTGAACGATGGAATTACGTGTGAACGGTCAAGAAACCGACATCACGACTTTTCAGGCTGATGAGCTGGCGCAAGCTGTGCTGATCAGCCTTTTTTCATGGCGCAAATCTGAAGAAGATGACGGCATCAAGGCACCTAATCGGCAGGGCTGGTGGGGAGACACCTATGCGACTGTCGCAGGCGATCGCATCGGCTCGAGGCTATGGCTTCTTCAGCGAGAAAAGATTCTTCCGCTGACGCTTCAGCGAGCTGAGGCTTATGCGAAAGAGGCGCTTCAATGGATGATCGATGATCGTCTGGTTGAGCGCATTACCGTGAATACCGTTCAGGGCGCAGAGGCCAGTCAGGTCGATCTGCGCGTAGTGCTTTTCAAGCGTCAAAGCGAAAGGGCTTTTGACGCGGTTTTCAAGGACGTTTTGAATGGCATTTGAGAGACCAACAATTCAGGACCTTATTTCGCGTGTCCAGTCGGATGCCGAGAGTCGCCTCGGCAAAAAGTCGATGCGTTGGACGCTCGTGCCTGTGCTGAGCCGAGTAATTGCGGGCGTATCGCACACGCTTCACGGCCACATCAACTTTGTCCTGAGACAGATTTTCAGCTCCACGGCCGAAGGCGCATATCTTGAGCGTCGGGCGTCGGAGTATGCGATTTATCGCAAGGCGGCGTCCTATGCGACTGGCACTGTGACATTCGTCGGAACGGGAACTGTGCCTGAAGGTACTCAGCTTCAAACGGCTGACGGAGTCGTTTACGTGACGACGGCCGACAGCGCAGGCGGTCAGGCCGCTATCCGCGCGGTAGCCGCGGGTGCATCCGGCAATGCCGCTGACGGCATGGAGTTGACGCTCGTTTCTCCGATCGAAGGCGTCCAGTCGACCTGTACGGCAGGCGAGCTGACGGGGGGTGCTGACGCCGAGGATGATGAGGCATTGAGAGAACGCCTTCTCTTCCGTCAGAAGTCTCCGCCGAAAGCGGGCACGAAGCAGGACTACGTAAAGTGGGCTTTGGAAGTGCCGGGCGTTACTCGTGCATGGTGCTTCCCGAAGGAGATGGGCAACGGCCACGTCACCGTGCGCTTCATGACCGACAACATGACTGAGAACGGGATTCCGAACGCTCAGATGATCAAGACGGTTCAGGAGTACATCGAGGCGGAGATGCCTGTCACGACAGTGCTTCATGTCGTCGCTCCGATACCGAAGAAGCTTGATATGACGGTCGATATCCTGCCCGATACGGAACGACTCCGACAGCAGGTTGAAGGCGAGATCGCGCAAACGATCATTGCTGAGTCGTCTCCTTCCGGAGCGATCCTGCTCACGTCGCTTGATCGTGCGATCGCCAGCATCTCCGACCTGAAGAGCTATCGCATTCAGGTGCCGGCCGACGACGTGGCGTGCTCAACGGGTGAAATCTTCGTGCCTGGAAAAATCACTTTTGTGTGAGGTGAGGCATGGGATTTACTGAAAGCGACTATGAGCATCTTGTGAATGCTTTTTTGCCACGCGGTCCGATCTGGCACAGAAAGCGCGGCGGAACCCTTGACGCGATTCTTTACGCACTGTCGAAAGAGGCGGCAAGAGTGGATGCAAGAGCGCGAGCTGTCATTGAAGAATCGGATCCGCGAACAAGCATCGAAGAGCTTCAGCGATGGTTTGACGATCACGGCATTCCCAGTGAGTGCGTGGCGGCAATCGCTGATCCTACGCTCGAGCAGATGCGGCAGGAATTGTTGGCAAAGATCACGTCAAACTCAGGTTTGACCGCAAAGTACTTCGAAGAGTTGGCGGGGACCCTCGGCTACAAGGCGAAGGTAACGGTCTTCTCTGAGCATGATGTGGAGCATGACGTCGAAGCGCCGCTTGCTGATGAAAGGTGGCTGCCAGTCTTTACGGTCGGCATCACGATTGACGTGAGTTCCGGCTACTCGGAACTTGTTCCCGACTGGACGGTTGAAGAGCCTCTGGCACGGTGGGGCA